AACAGTTGATGCAAAGTTTTTCGCTTGACTCCTGACGGTATCAAGGAACCTGCCTTCGTCAGATCCGTTAATAACATAATAATCTACTCCTAATTCTTTACATAAAGCTTTGGCAACAGTAGTCTTACCTATCCCTGCTGTGCCTGACAACAATAAGTTAGGGACATTACCCTGATTCACTATCTCTTGGAATGTATCCTTGATTCTTTTGGGTAGGATACAATCTTCAATCTTCTGGGGTCGATACTTCTCGACCCATAAGAAATCACTCATGCTAAAACTGTGTTAATTAAGATCCGAGTTTGATGCTCGGAGGGGGAGTGTCCTGTATGAACATAACTCCCATCAAATAGTACCATACGTCCTGCCTTTGGAGCAATAGTTTGCTTGACAGGTAGGTTCTCAGGGTAGGATTGTGCCCACTCCTGTTTGTGATCATAGATCACTGTGTCACCATCAGTATCATTCACATATACTATACATCCCACGTGTGGTTCTGCTATGTCTATGTGAGGAGGATGTCTGTATAGTGGTTGATGTAAAATTGTCATGTCCAATCTACATCTAAGGATACGTGTACTCTCTGCTACATCAGATATCTGATATATTAGAGGACGTATCAAATCTGCTAGACGACTACTCTCAAATTCATTTGGTTTCCATGGAGGTAGTAAACCTATAGAGAAACCAAAGTCTTCGATCTTACTAGCATCATACCTAGTAAGAGATTGAGACCCTTGGAAATACCAAGGAGTCCCCTCTGGATTAGTAGCGTCTTGTAGTACCTTGAGATAAGTAGGAGATACGAAATCATCGTATACTTCTATATCAATTTTCCTCATAGGTTGAATCAGGTTCTAGAGCAATAAGGTATACAACTCCGTCAGAGGATACCCACTGACTAGCACCAGACTTACTGATCCTTACATTGTAACCTGTGTTAGCATTACTGTAATCTAATTTAAAAATATTCTCTGACTTTAGATTGAAAGAGAATGTAGCATCAGTTGTACCAACACCAATAGAATATGTGTTAGATGATGGGTTCTCTCTATCTCTAATTTCGATAGAAACTTGACCATCCTTACCAACTACAGCAATATCTTCCAAGTGTCCATAGATTGATAGAGCAGTTCTGATTCTGTTAAGGTCAGAGATGTCTAGATCAAACTCACAATCTACACTAGGTAGAGTAGGGAACTTCTCAGGAGGTTGTTGTACGATAGAAGGATCAGCAAAGAAATATCTTGCCTTTGTCCTATCAGTTTTAACAGTAACGTATGCTTCGTTGTCAAAGATAAGATCTCCTTGGTTATCAGTAAGACTCATAACCTTAAGGAACTCATCTAGATCATAGATCGCAAAGTCCTGTGGGAATGTCTCTTCAATAGGTGTCTTAGCGAGAACATTCTTTTGGATTGATAAAGAAGAAATTTCATTTCCTTCTTTAAATTGTATCGACCTGTTGATCTTTGACATGTTGGTCAAGATTCTAATGGTGCGATCAGAGAGTTTCATAGGGTTCAAAGTCTTCACGTGTTTTTTCTGTAAAATGATATAGGAGTACGCAATAAT